CTAACTTAACTGAAGACTCTTATCAAAGAATTAAAGACTATTCAGACAGATTAACAACTGACCCTGAAGCTGATGTACCAGAAGGAATGTCAGATGAAGATGTAAAGACAGCTCAAAGAATAGCAACAGGTGGAGAATACTTTCCTAAAATAGCATCTGCATTTTCAGATAAAGGACTATCTATTAAAGATGCACGTATTACTAATGTTGAACAAGGATTGAATCAAACTTTTAGTAACATAGATAATTTTTTAGATATAGCTAATTTAGGTAACTTAGCAAAATCTCTTGAAAAATTAAAACCTTATAGTACTTCAGATAAAAAACTTAGAAATCCTCAAGTTAGAGAAAAGCTATCAGTGGCTGTTGTTGAAAACATAGAAGACTTCTTTAAAGATATGGGAAGCTCTATGTTAGCAGGATATAAAGATACTAATAATGATGATATTGATAAAATATTAAATGATACTTATTCTGAAGGAACTAAAGAATGGTACTCAGCAATGGATAGAGTATTAAATACGTACTTGCCTAAAGATGCAGATGGCATAAGAGTAGCACCTGAAGATATAAATGACCTTGCAGGATATTTCCCAGGAAACAAAATGGGATTAGATAGCCGAGAAAGAAATAAAATGAAAGGTTTATTAAAATTAATAGATGCTTATGGAGCACTAAGAGATTTTGATAGTTACCTAGGGCAAGACCCATTAGATGAATTAGGCATATTTAAAGACGATTAATTATAGGATATAAATGGCAAGACCAGCACCGTACAGCTTAACTGATGGAGAGCTGATAAATAAAATATTAAATCCTTCTAAAGCTGATGGATTTTACTTTAAACCTCTACCTGAAGAATTGCAACAAGACCCTAACGACTCTACTAAGATGTTGCTAAGAGATAGTAATGCCTACCTAGAAAGATTCCTTGAAACTCCTGAAGGTAAAAACTACAGAGGCTTTCTTCAAAGTCAAAAGCCAAATGATACTTCTGCTAGTGATATAGCCTATTATAATATGTATGCTGATAGTTGGCTTCAAGCTGCTACTGAAGGTAAAGCAGAGGCTCCAGACTTTGTAGCTATAGGTACTGATTATTTAGTAAAAGATTTAATGACAGGGCAGATAGAAGAAGAGATGCCCTATATTTCACAAGCAGATTATCAAAGTAAATTATCAGAAGGCTTTTCTCCTGAAGAAATTTGGCCTCAATTAACAGACCCTAAGCACATTACAGCTAGAGATAGAACTAGTCACGAATTAAATACAAGAGCTGTAATAGGTAATGAGTTTGGTAAAAAATTCTACGACCCTAATTATTTAGAATCTAAAAAAGCATTCCCATCCGTAAAAGCTCAATCAAAAATTAACGATAGAAACGAATGGTATAAAAGAGGTGGAGAGATTACTGAAGATGGTGTATGGATAGATAAAGATGGTAATACACCTGATTGGTTTTCTAGTATGTTTAGGTATGATGATACTGAGTTTAATACTAAAGAGCAATATGAAGCTAGAAGATTACAAAAGAGACCATTCTTTTCTGATGGTGTACTTGCTGGATTACAGCAGAACATAGCATACGAATGGTTTGACCCTGCTGCTGAAGGAATGATGGCAGAAATGTTTGAGCAAAAAGCTGAGCTCATGAAAGACCCTCAGTTTATGGAAGTGCAAGAATGGAACAGAGCTAACCCTTGGACTACCGATACAAACAAATGGTCATGGGGTGGCTTTGGTAAGAAGATGACAAATCTTTTGACAGGTACTGTTCCTAGTTATGCTACAGCAATTGGTGCAGGTATTACTACTCAGATGGTATTTAGAAATCCAGTACTATCTACAAGTGTATCTTCAATATTAATGGGTGCATTAGATAGTTCAGATATGTTTACAGAAGCTTATGAGTATGCATTGAGTCAAGGAATGACTGAGCATGATGCAAAGATGATGGCATATCAGCATTACGAAACATATATGGTAGCATCTATTGCTTGGGAATCAGTACCATTCTCTAGATTATTTAGAAGAGTAAAGCCTGATAAGCTAGCTAGAAAAAGTATTATAAGAAACATTAGTGATGGTAAGTTTAAAAATTTTGTAAAGAATGTACAAGAAGAAATAATAAATGTTGGCCCTGTAGCAGGTAGCAAGTTGAGAGCTATGGCTTCACAGGGAATGGCAGAAGCATTAACAGAGCTTGGTCAGTATTCTACTCAAGTAGGTATCGAAGCAGGATATAAAGATAAAGATTTTATGGATATATTTGATGTCCAAGAAGCTTTAGATGCAGTATTTGGTGGATTATTAATGGGTGGTGTCACTGGAGGTGTTGCAGGTGGCAGAATGAAAGAAGAACAAACGAAACCTAAAGCTACAACACCAGTTACTACTCCTCAGCAAACATTAGCAGAGCCTGAAAGGCAACAACTATTACCTCAAGACACACAAAATATAGAAGATACAGGAGTGCCAGTCTCATATCCGAAAGATTTAAATGAATATCTTGATTTAATAGCTGACTCTGATAAGAATGATACAGCTTTAAATGTTGATTTAATTACTACAGGTAAGCAATTAGGCAAACAATTTAAAAGCCCATTAGGAAAAGCTATACTTAAACAAGGCAATGATTCCTATGAAACTCAGCCAATAAAGAAAATCTTTGATATAATGCTTAATAAAGATTTAAATCCTAAAGGTGATTTATCTTTTATAGATAATTCTAATTTAGATGATGCTACAAAAGAAGACATTAAGAAAAGATTGATGGTTGAGTATAAAGCTGTAATGGGCAGACCTTTTCAAAAAAAGAATCTAACACCTAAAGAGCTTGAAAAGAAAAACGCTATAGATAATTTAAGCGTTGATGAAATGATTGACCAAGCTAACAAAGGTGGATTACCTACTGTAGACAAGATGTTAGATAAGAAGGTTGAGGTAGAAGCTAAGAAACAAGAGCAAGAAAATCTACAGGGTAAAACTTTTGACCAACTAGAGAAAGAAGGTCAAGTTAAAACAGGTGGTGAAGTAAAATTAGATGTAAAAGATACACCTAAAATTAAAAAGCCTAAGCAAGATAAGTTAGCTCGTCAAATTCAAGATGCTGAAATGCTTGTACAAACATATGAAAATCAAATTAAAAAGGCCAAGACTCCTCAAGCTAAACAAAAAATTCAGAAAAAGTTAGATAATGTTTTAAATAGATTAAATAATTTAAGGGGTAAAACACCTACTGAAGAAGTTAAAATAGATACTAAAGAGGATGTCCCTGCAAATGTAGATGTTGCTAAGATAGCTGCTAAAGTAACTGCATTAGGCAATCAAAAAGATATAGAAAAACAATTTGAAGCTGCTGAAAAAGAACAGGAAGATGTTGTTGAAGAAAAAGAAGATACTGGGTCGTTTTCAAATATAGTAAAAGATTTATATAGTGTAAATTCAAAATTATCTACATTCTTGGGAGAAACAACGCCTGAATCTTTTGATTCTGATACTGGCGTTTTAGTTCTTAAACTAAAAGCTCCCAATGCATTTATTAAAAAAGTTTTAGAAGTAGATAAAAATATAGTTTTACCTGTTATACAAATGGAGATGGAAGGGGTAAAAGATTATGTAATAACAATGGAAGGGAAAGAAGCTCCTAAGAAAGTAGAATCTAAACCTGAGCCAACAATAAGTATAGACTTAGGCTCTGAAATAGAATCTGATATAAGTGATATTGTTGGAGATGTTAATGTAAATGAGATTGGTGATGTAGAAAGTGGAACATCTTTGACTGAAGAACAGTCTAATAAAATTGAAGAAGAAGCAGATGAATCTGTAGATGAATTATTAAAAACAAATTGCATCAAGGGGAATGAATAATGGGGCAAAAAGGGAACTGTCCAGTACCTACAATAGATGGATACTTAGAGCATAACAAAGAAAACTTCCAAAGCTTAGTAGATAGATTATTAGAAAACAATCCTGATATGCAAGATAATGATGTTATGGTTGTAAATACTATCTACAATTCTATAATGAAAAGAAATACAATATTAGCTGATGCATTTGGAGCATGGGCTAAAGATATATATCCTGACCATATTTCTGCTGCAGCTATTACCGAATCCTTATCACCTCAGACACAAAGCGAATCAGATGCTAAGTTATTTGTAAACTCTATTATAGATGATTATACAGATGAAAAGACTAGCATGCCTGCACTTGAAGAACAAGATACAGATGAAGGTGATTTTAAGGATGATGTAAGTCATGAGAATCAAGCATCTGTAGAAGTGTATGCTGATATGGCTGGAGAAGAATATTTTAAAGATAGATTATTTTCTGCTATAAATAAAAGAGTAGACGATAAAGACTTAGCAGAGATGATTGACTTTGCTAAGCAGAATCCAGGAGAAAAAGGATTCGAAAGATTTTTAGATTTTATTATAGATAAATACCCTGACCTTGCAATAGGTACAGAGAATATAAGCTTAGAAGATAGGCTGATGTCTACTATGTTTGGAGAAGCTGCTCTTGAAAAGCTAAAAGACCCTGCAAAATTACAAGCATTAAAGCAATTTCATATGGCTAATGACCCTGTTAATAAAAGAACTAGAGACCAAAAGAAGTATTGGGTAATTACAAATTGGGATGGAGAAAAGGTTGCACCTAAAGGCTCTAAGTATTTAATGAAAAAGCCTGAGGTAAATCTTAGAACTCAAAGAAAAGAACCTAAAACATTACCTGCTAGTTTTATAGATACATCACCTGTTAAGTTGCCTAGTGGTAAAAGAATAGGTACACAAACTCAGTACATGTCTTTAAATGATTTTGTAGAGCTAGTAGAAAAGAAAGATGGAAGCTGGTTTGCAAAGCCATCCACTGCACAATATTCTTCTAAGCAATTAAACGAATGGCTTAAAATACTTATCAGAAATGGTTTAACAATAGCTACTCTAAGAGGTGGTAATAGTGGACAGGTTATACTAACTAAAGTAGATAACTATTATTACAATGAGTTATTTCCTGTAGAGCAGATAAAGAATTTAGCTCCTAGATTTCCAGAAAAGTTTAGAAAGTATTTGGATAAGTATAATAATAATATGATGAAAGCTGTATTGCATTTCCATAAAGACTTGCAAGGAATATTAAATAGGGAAGGTGCAGGTAGAGCTAAAGAAGAAATACAAATTATAAATGCTATACTAGAAGCACACTCTAAGATTGCTATATCTAATTATAAAAAGTATATACAAAAAGAATTAGACAATAATAATATAGACCAAAAAGGTTATGATTCATTTATAAAGAATATATTTGATTTACCTGTAGAAGGTTCTATAGATGGATTTGGATTAAAAAAACCTTATCTATTTATGGGAGAGTATTTAGCTAGTATAATGGCTAGACATGAATGGTTAAAAGCAGTTATAGGTAAAGACTATATAGCAAGAGGAAAAGATTTAGAAGATATATTTAACAGAATGAGACTACCAGCATCTGAAGGAAGTGTAAATAGAGATGGTACTGATTCTAGGATATTAATATTAGACGAGAAACAAATACAATACAGGAATACAGAAACTGGAAAAGTGATAGAAGTATCTCAAAAGGTTGAAGGATTAAAAGAAAATATAGATATTGATGATGGTCAGTTAGATATGAGTTCAGCTAAGTTAAATGAGCATACAGCATCTTTAGGTAGACAAGCTGTAAAATCATATGAGCATAATCCTAGAGAGTTAAAGATTGCACACTATCATTTAGACCAAACAGAAGAAGGTCAGCCAGATGATTATTTTATATCTAAGCAGATGGCTTTTGTAGCAGAACCTAATATGGAAGTTATTGATAAGAATACTGGCAAAGTATTAGCTAGATATGTAAAGAATCCTGATGGGTCTGTTAGCATAAAAGCAGGTCCTGCAACAGATATAGCAGGTCAAGAGTTAGATGAGGTTATGACACTAAATGAAGCTAAGGATACTACTGGTAAGTTTGCATTAAATGGTGCATCTCATAACATACAAACACTACCTCCACAAGCCACTAGAACAGTCATATTGCCCTCTACAAAGTCACATAATGATGCTGCCTTAGGTACAACATGGGCAAACACTTTTAATGCTAATACTCCTGTAAATAAGCAAATAAGAGAATTGCTTTATGATATATATACAGACATAATGGACAAGCATTTAAACTTATTACACTCTGCTAGAGTTAATCCAGATAAGATGAGAAAACTTGTTAAGTATCATTATAAAGTTTTAGACGATGCAACTGGTGAAGTGCAAAAATTAATTAACATGTCTGATAAAGGAGTACATCATCCTAATAATCTAAAGATATTTAAAGCATCTATATTTAATATGCTTATAGCTAATGGTGGATTAAAAGGTAGAATTACTATAGATAGAACTAAGCCTAATGCTGTGTCAGAAGGTATGTCTACTACATTAAAATTAAAACAAGATAAGCTTGGAAGAATTAAATTAGGTCAAGATGGTGAAGCCGAAGGTATGATGGCTGGTATTGATAATGATAGGCTATTTAATTATGCACAAGATATGTATTTAAGAGAAGCAGCAAAAACAGAACAATTAAATGTTCAAGAGTTTAGAGATTTACCTAAAGAAGAAAGAGTAGATATAATAAATAGTTTCTTAGATACAAATAATGTAATGGTTCAAGTTAGTAGACAGCCTATACAGCATAAAGGTGGAGTTATATTTAGAAAGCTTATGAAGTTTCTACCAGATGTAGGCAACTCAATGGTAATGCATGTTAGAGATGTAGCTTTTCACTTACTTGGAGATGCTGATGGAGATACAGTTAGTATTGCTATATTACCTAGCGATGCACAAACTAATCAATTAATAGATTTAATAAATTCATCTTCATTTATAACGGATAATTTTACTGCTGATTTAGGTATATTCCAGCACAGCAAAAAAACATCACCAGCATCGTATAAAGAATTTACAGAAACTATGCTAAGTACTATAAAGTATCACAACTCTCAAGGTCTTGTAACTAATATAAAAACAGTAGCATCTGTTATGGAGTTAAAGCTAGGAGATAACCCTATAGAATTTACAGATGGTATAAAAGTAAAAGTAATTAAGACTGATGATTATGTAGTTATGGACTATGCTCCTTTAAATAATGATGTTACTGAAAAAGATATACCTGAGTTTTCTAGCATAGTAAATAGAGATGGTAGTAAATATAAAGGCACAGGGACAAAATACTTACGAACAACTGCTGCTCATGAAAGATTAATACTTCTTAATGCTGCTACTGATAATACTAAAGAGCATTTGCTAGGTAAGCAGTGGAATATGAATATGGCAAATATTATATCTAGAATATATAGAAGAGAAGATGGATTAAATTTAAAAAAAGAGCACGTACAATTATTAAAAAAATTAAATGTATTCTTTAACTATAGTGATATAAGAAATGCTAGAAATAAAAATACTAGAAGAAAGTTTCAAGATTCTGATTTTTACTCAAGAGCTGAAGGCATAGATAATTTCTTAAAAAATAGCTCAGAAGGTAAGTTGGATATTATTAGAAACTTAATTAAATTACCTAATAAGAAAATAGGTATAAAGGATATTACTATATCTGACAATCTAACTGTAGATGAAATTCTTATAACTAGACCATATCAAAAAATGGTTCAAGACTCTGAAAAACATAATGCTAATAATACACTTGCTCCTTGGGGTACAATGACAGGAGCACCAATGTCTTTTCCAGAAGCTAGATACCAGAATAATCATTTTGCTACAATGAATGGTTATAATGATGGAGAAACTAAAATAGCAGGCGTAAATGAGCGTATACAAGAATTAGATGTATTTAAAGAATTAACAGATGAAGGAAGAACAGCTGCTTTAAATTTCTTAAATGATTTTGTGCCTAATTGGTTAAAGCATTTAGGTAAGAAAAATGATGCTAAGAAGAAATCTTCGAAAGAACCTACATCTCAAGCTTATGATTACGATAAAGAAATGAATAGTTTTTTACAACCATATTTAAATAAATTAAATAGCCTAGTAAATAATCATGGAGAGTCTATAAGAATGATGATAACATATGCTCAGTTTAAAGGTATAGCAGATGTTAAGAGAAGAAACTTATTGTTTCCATCTGAAATGTTGCATCCAGAAGTTTACAAACTATATATGGAGACATGGGAAAATCTATTTTATGCTGTTAATAAAAAGACAGGTTCTTTATTAATAAGCAGTACTAAAGCTAAAACTACAACAGACCAAAGAGTTGCAGATATAACAGAAGGGAATAAGTGTGACTAAACCTATTAATTGTACTATAAAAGGTATACAAGAGCAAGAAGCTCAAGAGCATGTCAATAAAAAAGTTTCTGAAATAGAAATAGAAGTAGATACTATATTAGACCATCATTTTGGTAGAGTATTTGACAGAAGTACATCGTTAAATAATACAATAAATGCTAAAAATAAATCTATCAGAGATAAGCAGGCTAGGCTACAGTACGTTATAAAAAATAAGCCACCTAACTTTAGAAAAGAGTCTAGGGTATTAAAAGATAAGATTAATCAAGAACGTAGAGATTTAAATAAAGCTAAAAAGGATAAACAAGACTTTTCTAAAAAACAAGCAGTTGGTAAAAAGCTTGTTAGTATGTTAAAAGAAAGAATGATGAAATCTGGGGAGCTGCATGCTTGGAATATAGATGTGCAAGATATTTTAGGTGTATTAAAACAATATTTAGTAAATAGAATGGGTCCATTTAGAAGTATAGATGAGCTAACTTATTTAGAATTAAATGCAAAATATAATATGCTAAAAAAATGGTTTGCTAATCAAGATAAAGGTATAATGCCTAAGGGATTTAAAGGGCAAGGATTAAAGTCTAGCTATCAATATACTATGGTAGACCCTGCTAAAGTTATTATGATGAATGACCCTACGTTAAAAGGTTTGTCATTAATAAAAGAAATACAAGATAACCTTCCTAATAAATCTGAAAGAAAAAGTAGATTTAGAAAGAAACTTGCAAACATACAAGATAAGTTATCTATATTTTTATACAATAATAACATAGTATATGAAAATGATGGTAGGACATTTGAAGAATTAACCCAGTCAGAAAAGACTGAAAATACAGAAAAGATTAATGAGCTTATATCTGATTTGTTAGATGGTAGAACTAAGTATGTTATTCCAAGAAAAATACAGGTGCTACTTGCAAATAAAGCTTTATTAAAAAAGTATGCATCAATAGTTGGCTATGCAAATGATTCAGGTTTTAATATTAGTAAAGATATACATGAAGTTACAGAAGGTGACGATGTTTATTATTATGTAACTTTAAAAGCAAAAGATTCTAATACAGGTAGAGAAGCTTACAATGCATTTGTAGTGCCTCATTATGTAGATGATAATGGTAGAACTAAATTCTATTATCCATTTACTAAAAAAGGTGTAATGAATGGAAATTTCCTATCCAATATTCCAGGTAATTTAAAAGATGCTAAAGATGTGACAGATGTAATGAGACCTGGATTTAGACAAGCTCAAGTAGATAAAATATTTAATGGTTTTAATAAAAATCAAAATGAAATACAAACTAAAGGATATGCTCAGTATTTTCCGATAGATTTAGATATAGACCATCCTATGTTTAATGAGTCAATAATTTATAAAGGTACTAGTCAAGCTTCTGTTAATAGTCTTTGGCTTCACGTAAAAGATACAAGAGAATTATTGCAAGAGATTTTTGATGACTGGCAAGAACTTTCTAAAGGTGCATTAAAAAGAGTAGCTGCGACTATAAATAGTCACGATGGTTTAAAGCAAATGCTAATGAATAAAGGTCAGTTAGATGGAAATCTAGATGAAGCTACTGCTAATATATTAAATGTAATTGATTTTAATAGTATGCTTTGGATAGACCCTAAAACAGGAGAGGTAAATAGTGCAAATATAACCTCAGGAATAAAAGAAAATTATTATCCTGCTATGTTTGATGAAACTGTTGGTATAGCTCAATTAGCTACAGCTATAGATGGAATGATGAATGAAGTTCCATTATTAAGAGATAAATTAGACCAACTTAAAAATTTAAAATCTAAAACAAATGACCCTAAAGAAATAGCATCATTAAAAAAAGCACTAATAAGAACTGATAAAAAAATAAAAGAATATATTGGTAGTAGAATAGTTAAAGAAGATGGTACAGTAGAGTTTGTTCCAGGTGTCATTGAAATAATGAAGCATAAATTAAATCTGTCTCTTGGATTAGAAGACCAAAAAGATGCTCCTAAAATATCAGCACAAAGTATGATAGCATATGGAAAGCATAGAAATTTACATACAAGAAGAGTTAAAAGTCTTGAGCCAGGTACTATTTATGGAGGCAAAAGAACTGATGCTAATGTTATTAATGAATACATAGACATTACTTATGAAACAGTTTACAATAATATATTAAGAGCAGCATTACTAGAGTCAGTTCCTACATTAAATCCTGCTGTTTTAAATTATTTAGTAGAAGAAGTTAAAGCTGCAATAGGAAGGCATGACGTTAAGAGTGGAGTTCTTGGATTAGATTATTCTAATGACAAAATAATGTCTAAAATACAGAAAGTATTTCCTAATACTAAAATGACAGTAGAAAGAATACATGAAATATTTGCTAATGTAAGTGCTAGAATTTCAGGTACGTTATTAGGTATTTCTACTGGATTACAAAATAGAATGCAGGAAGTAATGGGTGGAATTATTGAAATAGGTGGGGATGTTGAAGTAAAAGTTTCAGAAGTATTAGAAAATAAACAATTATCTGAAGAAATAGCTCAAAAAGCTGGTGTTCTGGATACAATACAAACACTATCTGATGTATTTTTAGGAGGATTAGAATCTCAATTAACATTTTTTGATGGTTTTCATACTACAAAAGACGTATTGCTGTTAAAAAGTCAAGATAAATTAAGATTTATAAATAATGCTAAAGGCATTAGACAGCAAATGATTAGTATGATTAAAACTAGAGAAGGAGATAAGACTGAAGTATTAAAAGAGTCTATAGATTCTCTTATGGAAGGTACGTTTGAGTTGGTTCATGGTATTGCTGAGGGAACTCTTACTGAAGACCAATTAAAAGGATTAGAAAGAAAGTTAAATAGAATATTAACTAAACAATATATTAGATGGTATGCACAATGGGGTATGGGAGCATTCGGAATTGAGAAAGCTGCTGCTGGATTAAAAGGATTGAAGCCATATATATCTATGACAGAAGGTGAAAAAGAAATGAGAACTATAATGGCTGTTAGAGGAGTAGTATTTTATGCAGACCATGTAGCAGACCCTGAAAATAGAGGAGAATATACACATCCTGATGCATTAGAATATGCTAGAGGGCTTGTAAATAATACATTGTTTCAATTTAGCACTCAATACTTCCCTAAAATATTTAGAGGTGTAGGTGGTATGGCTACTATGAAATTTAAAACCTATTATTATATGGAGTCAAAAAGAGAGCTAGAAATAATGAATAACTGGTACAACTCTTTAAAAGGATTAAGTTTTGATAGGAAAATGCAAGAAATACGTAAAGTCTTTTTATCTCCTACAGAAGGATATCCTCTAATAGGTTACAATCCACAAGATGTATATAGTTTTAGATTTGACAAGAAGGGTAAATTTCCTTGGGTTAATCGTGACAACTATGGTTTAGATAGTGATTCACAAAGACTTAGAAATTTAATATTTAGTAGAATGGTAGCATCTGTATGGGCAGTAGGTATATTTAAACTATTTTCTCCTATGAGAAAGTTAGGTCAATGGACACAACAAAAGTTTCAAATTAGTCCTACTACTCTAGGTAGAGGAGCAGAGTCTACTGTAGCATCTTTAGGGTTAAGAGGAGTAAGATTATTACTAGGAGCAATGGTTATAGGAAATGAAGAAGACGAAGAGAATGAAGATGCATTACAACTTTATAGAATATTCTTTCCTATATACTTAAATGTAATAATGGATGCTATTAAATCTGGAGACCCATTAAAAATAACTAGAATTATGGCTGGATGGTCATCTGAAGGCTTAGGCTATCTATCAGGATTGCTTACCGACGAAGAGTAGGATTTGATTTCTTTACTTTATCAATTTTTTCTAAGACTTTTTTACATCTTTCAATAATTTTTAACATCTCTATTTCTATTTCTTCCAATTACTACCCCCTTATTTGATTGTATCTAACCAACTATCAAATTCGATAGCAACGTAGACTTTTGAACGGTTTCTTTTGAACACTAATATAGGTGTTCTTCCTTCACAATTACTTTCAGCTTGTTCTAATGCATTCCATACGTTCAGTTTCTCTACATTTTTACACTCAAAACTATAAGGTATTAATCTTTTTGCAGCAGGAGACATAACTATATCTTCTCCTGTCATACCCATTGTCTGTGATTTTATATCATCTTCTTCTAATATAGGTAGTTTCTTCCAATTTTCTATAAATACTTCTCTAAGTTTATCTCTTACAAAGTTTTGAAGTCTTCTACCCTTTGCTTTACTCGCTCTTGCTGTCATCTTCCCTCGCTTTTTTTTCTTCTGCATCACGTTCTTTCTCTACAAACTTTAAAAATTCAGGTTCATTGCCTGAAAACTTAATATATTTCATTATTAAAGTATGAACGTAATCCATATTTTGGTGAACTTCCATTAATCTATTAAAGAACATATTCATTCTATCATCTAGCTCTTTATATGTTACTTTCTTCCCTGGTCTAGACATTACATTCCCATCCTTCCCTTAATTCTGGCTAAATCTTCCTTCATTTCTACCATTCCTTGAAATAAAGCTTCTATTTTTTGTTCTATTTCATCCATTTTTTTCATATTTACGCTTTTTTCTTCTTTTGGCGTTTCTTTTTGCTCTTTTTTCTTTGTAGAAGCAGTCATAACACGTTTTCCTTTCTATTCCATAAGTAGGAAAGTCATCTAAATATCTAAGCCTATTACCTTTACGAAATAGTTCAGAAAATTTTAGAGGTTCTTCCCATACTCGGTTGCATGATTTACAAAGTTTGACAGGGAAATAATCAATTTTTGTATTGATATCCCTTAAATTATCATATAATCTTTCACTTGGAATCCACCAAGACGTTTTAAACTGGCACATAATATAATTTACCTTTTATTATTCTTTTTATCAAGTTTTATTATCGCCAACCTTCTCATAGCTTCTATCCTTTGTATCCTGAAGTCTAGATTGTTTTTCTCTTTTTGTTTTATCTCTTCTCTTATATTGCACTTGCATTTTGGGCATATCTCCAACATTTTTTTTCTCCTTATCTACCTGATAGGTTGAATCTTCACTTCAATTTTCTGCATATCCACAGTGAGGACATTGAAAGTGACAATCGTGTACGTATACATCGTTCCAACAGTTTAAGCATTTTCCTATTTGTTTCATTTTATCTCCTTAAATAAAGGGGGGCTGAAAAGGTTCAGAAATCAACCCCCCTTCTTTCACACTAAGCCAGAGCGGTTAACTCCCTGTGTAACTTAATGTGACTACTCATCATGCGAGTAGGAGAACAAGTCTTGAGTGCTTCAGTTCCAGCATTATACAAAGACCATAGACTATCGTCATCAAATGCATCATGTGAAGGGTTCTTCCATTCTCTTCTCATAATACTTATTTGTGGAGTGTTAATAATACCTTTACCAAATAACACCCCCATGGTCTCCCATGCTCGCTGGTTATTAATTGGTACTTCTTTCATTGATTCTTTATCTTGTTGCAATTGAACAAATTTATCATCACTATTATATAATACTTTAAATATTAGTGAGTTTAATTCATCAAGTATGTTGCCTGTATGCTTTCTCATAAATGTAACTTCACCAGTCATCATTAGATTTTCACATACAAATACTTTAGCACCTACACATACACCTATAGACATAGACTTATCGTAGCTATTTCTAAAACCAATAGACATACCTACTTCATCTTCATGATTCTTGTATGTATAAGTAGCAAACATATGCTGGCCTTTTCTAGCTAAGCCAAATCTTTTAGAATGCAGCTCTTTGTTTATAACTTTCTCTCCTATAGACCCTACATTCATAGCTAAATCGTAATGACTTACAGGCACATATGTATTTGTTGCTTCAGGCATATCTATATTTTGTAAATCGCCTAAAGTTACTTCGTTTGATGTAATTAATGTAGCACTCATTTTATCCCCCTTACGTATGATTTTTTAACTAATTCAACTCCTGGTATTTCTTTTCCAGCTTTTAAGTCTTCTAGTATTATTTTTTTTCTAAGTACAGTCTCTGTTTTTGAAAACCAATAGACAGAAGGTATTAACTCTTCATCTATTATCTTTACTGCACCACTTGACTCAGATACTTTAATAGGATTTAAAGCACTATGCTTAGGAAGTTCTCCAGTATTAGCATACATATCTATAGTATACTGCTTAAGACCTTCTTGTTGATTCTTTAAGAACTTTACATACTTCTGGGCTTTCTTTATTTGCTTAGAAAATATATCTATTTCTGCTTCTATATCTTGATAGAAGAAATAAATACCATCTTCTTTCTTACTTCTTTCTGCTACTAATTCATCAATCTTAGCTTGCAAATCAGCATCATCAAATATTTCATACTCATTTGTAGCTAAAACCAAATCTCTTGTTATATCACTTAGCTTCCTTGACATCTTGTTCTCCTTTACACTGTTATTGGTAAACCGTTTGGTAGATTCTGAGGTGTTACTAGCTTGCAATTATTCGGAAATAATTCTAACCTCAGAGATTCTTTTTCCCTGTTAGCTGTTGTATTTACTGTTAGTGACCTTACCAATCCATCTGGTGTTTTAGTTGGATTAATTGATAAGATTTTATTAGCATTGTAAGCAACCCTAAATGAACCTCTAGAAGAAGATATATCCATACCTTCTCGCATTGCTGTCTTACTAATCTCGCTAACTGCAAATACAATTACGTTCTGTTGTATAGCAAGCTCCATTAATGACTGAGATATCTCTTCTA